GCAGTTCTATGTTGAACTTGCGTTGTTCCTGCTTCGCTTTAACTGCACTATTATCTTTCTTAGGCTTTGCTACTTTTGGCTTCTTTACTTTCAGTTTTTTAGGCTTTGCTGCCTTCTGTGCTTCCTTTTTAATATCATCTTGCGCCTTTATTGCATAATCTTCGGCTTCTTTGCGTTTAGCTGGGTCTGTCTCCAACTTTGCCCTTTGTTGAAAATAAGCTAATCTATCTTTTGCTGTTACTCGTCCTTGTCTTTCTTTGCTTTTGAAGTCATCATCAAGTTTTTGAAGGTCTGCTTTTTTCTTATTTGCTGCATCTCTACCTGCTTGTTCTTTCTTTTGCCACTTAACACCTTCCTTGTAATTTTCCTTTATGTTAATACCTTCTGCTGCTACTTTTTTTGCGTTGTCTGCTAAACTTCCCCAGTTACCACTAAGTGCATCATTAATAACAGATGCCAATACTTTAAAAGGTGTAACAACAAACTTTAAGATACTATTACCAACACCTGCAGCAATTTGTTTAATCCTATCAAAAGCACCTCCTAAGTTGTTGAGTATAGGAAAAGTTTTAGTGAACCAGCCAACTACTTCTTTCCAGTTCGATATTAAATAACCTATGGCACTGATTAATAGACCAATACCAATACTACTTAGAGCAATTCTTAACCCCTTTGATGCCATTGCTGCTGCCTTCTGTGCAACAGTTATACCCTTTGTAGCTTCTGTTCCTGCTGTGGTTGCAACTGCATTGGCTTCTTGTGCAACTGTCTCTGATTCCTTCGCTACTGTATGTCCTTCTGTTGCTGTTATGTTACCTGTTATGGCTGCTGTATTATCGCTAACACTTACACTATTTGCCTTTTCAGCCACTGCATTTGCTTCGATGGCTACACTATTTGCACTGACTACACCACTATTACTTGCAATAGCTGTACTGTTGGTACTTGTTGATGCTGCTACATTATTTTGCTCAACTCCAATTAATTGTAAAAGACTATGCCATGCTCTATATGTTCCCGTTGATTGGTCCATGAAGGTAGCCTGTAGAGTTTGAATGCCATTAAGTACTGACATAGCTCCTGCAAGTTGTGTTAATATTTCTTTTGTATTATCACTTTCAACACCAAACATTGCTAAAGCCCCAGCATAAGTCTGAAATATACTAACTCCACTACTTGCAATATTTAACGTACCAGCTAAGCCCCTTGTATCATTTGCAAAGTCTTTCACTACTGCACTGGCATCACCCATAGCATCTTTTATACTACCTGCTCTCGCTGCAAGTTCTTGAAATTTAGAGTTACTCGGGTCTACGCCATTCAAAAGCATTTTAGATAGCTCTGCTTGTATGCCTTTCAACTCTGCTTTGATATTACCACTGCTACTTTTGAAGGTGTTTTCGGTGCTGGCTACTTCTCCTTTAACTTTATCAATTATACTTTTAAACTGTTTATCGTCAAGTCTAATTTTCGTTACTAATTCTTGTGCCATATTCTTTTGCTTTTTCGATTAACCGCTTTTTATCCTCTTCTGTTGGTGCTATTGTGTCATTATCACTATCTACAACACTATCCCAGCTAAAAGGCATAAATTTTCTCGGGTCATCTGTTTTAATTCCTCCCATCACTTTCGCTGATATAAATGCTAACTGTCGGGTCTGTTCCCAGCCGTTTAAGTTCTTGTAATATAATTTCTGTATTAGTATATGCATTTCATAAAAACTCATCTTATCAAGTACATATTCTGGGCATAGTCCACCTTGATATACCAAAATAGCAAATATATCAGCGATTTTTAGTTTTTTCCAGAGTCTCCTTCTTGTTTAGCGTTTTTATCTTGCATTTCTCTCTGTCTTGCTGTCTCCAACTCCATAAATTTAGCATATTGAGAGAAAATAGAAGGGTCTTTATCTACCGCATCAAGTAGTTTATCAAATGTCAAGTCGTTATCTTTGTTATCTCCTGCAAGTATCAAGCAATAAAGAAATAAATATTGGTCGCTTAATAATTTCAAGCTAAACATTTCGCCTTTTACTTGTTCAAACATCATCATAGCACGTACACTATATTTCAAGTTATATTTTATGTTGTTAATTGTTATCGTTGTCATAGTATTTGTTGTTAGTTAAAAAAATTATGGCAATACACTCAACCTTCTAATAGATTAAATGTACTGCCTTTATGTCATTATGTTGTCTACTCTATTGGATAGACTTTTTGTTATTTTTTATTATGTCCGAGCTGGTGTTGCTACCTTCTTAAGTTCTCCTGTACCTACAAATGATGCGCTGAATGTTGCATTATCTTCATTAGGTGCGCTTGCTTCCAGTGAGGTTAATATCACTTTACCACTATATGTCCCTGTCGTTGATGGTAACCAGCCACCCTTTGCTACTTCTGCTGCTTTATTTGCTGAATTTTTCTCCAATGCAAACACAGCATCAATTGGTGTTTGTGCTGTCATCATGTCAAAGAGATTTTCAAATGTTACACCTTCTCCATCATTACTAAAGAGGTTCTCTGTCTTAACTTCCCATGATATTTTACCAGCATTACTTGTTACCCACTTACCGCCACTATCTTTTGAAGTAGTTTCTGTGGTGTCCATGCTGATAGTAAGTGAATGTGAAGTAGCGAAAGCGATAGACTTGCCATTGATAAACAGCATTAAATCACGTCCTTTAATTACATTTGCCATATCTTATATTATTTTATTCTTTTGTTTTTATTGTGTATGTGAGTAATTGTAGGAAGGTATCATCACTGTATCTTTCTTCACTACCCACTAATTCTATGTTATCTGCTATCTGTAATACATCTGATACAATAGATGCAATTTCCACTCCCCTGCTGTAATTATCTGTTGCAATAATAATACTAACGGTGCTATCAATATCAAATAACACTGCATCTTTATTACTGGCTGCTTGCGCACTTTCTCTCCTATATACAATGAAAGGAAATTTAGTACCTTTATCAGCTACAAGTGGATATATTCTGTTATCTATTACGCCTTTTAATGTATCATCGCTAAGCAGTTTTTTTCGTATTTCTTTCCCTGCATCAAAAAATCTCATGCCTACTTACTCTCCCATATTTTCTGTATCGTCTCTGAAAAAGTTGTATCTATTATGTCTTCTGCTTTAGATAAATTAGCATCAACAGCGTTAGTAAAGAAATTAGTACGTTTCATAGCACCTCTGTTAGCACCTTTTTTATTTTTTCTAATTACTGTACCACTCTGAAAGAACTTTAACCTAAAATCACCGAAAATATGTACTTTGAGTTCGTCTGTATTATCTTTTATCCTACTAACCTTGATGCCACTTTCTAAGCTCTTACCATTCCAGTAGTTAGGTGATTTAGCTTTCTTTGTTACCTGTCTTAAGTTTGATTTTGCTGCTTTAACTATAACTTGTGCGCTCTTTCTCAAAGCAGTATTTTTAGCTTTTTTCTGTTCCTTTCCTGTGAGTGCTGCAAATTTCTCCGTTAGCTCTTCGACACCATTTATACTAATTGCTTCGTCCATTACTCATTTATTTTTTCAGTTTCGATAATCTTTCTATTATTTGCTTTATCATCACTTACTGACAAGACACGATATTTGTTATTATTCCACATTATATTATCTGTGTACTCTTTAATATCAACATAACGCCACACTGTAAAGGTAACACGAAAAGGATATATAACTTCATCATTTACTACTGTCCTATCACCTGCTTTGCTTACTACTTGTGCTTTGGTTGATGTAATAAATGTATGAATGTCGTTAGTTGCTCCATCTTCACCTTGTATTATGTCAGTACGATAGATAGATATTTTTTCTGTTAATAGTCCTGCTCTCATTTTTTCTGTCCTCCTTTGTAATTTCTGAACATATCAAGCAGGTAGGTAAGAGTATAGGGTATTTCAGTGTTAGATGTAAAGGCAATTGGCTCTCTGTTTGCATATAGATTACCTACCATCAATAATACAGCATGCGCCAGTGGAGGAGGCAATTCACTACCACCCTCACCAGCTACTATACTATCAAATGTGTTATCTATATGTTTTTCTATTGCCTTTTCAGCCACCACCGCTAAATCTACTAAATATTCGTCGTCATCGTGAAATGTATCATCAATGTTCAAGTGCTTTTTGATTTGGTATAATTGAATGTACATATAGATAAATATTATTTTAGGTTAATTATACTGCAAAAGTACCGAATTGGAATGCTTCTGGACGTATCATAGTTGCATCGAAGTAAGCATTAACAACTAAGCGTACCATACCTGTACTTGCCTTGCTGAATGGGTCTACTGTAATGTCTATGCCTCCGAACTGACCAATAGCCAAGTTACTAAAATCACCAACAATAAACTGCTTAGCTGCTACATTAGAAGTAGAGTAAACAGGTGTACCGTCAAGTGAACTATCAATATATGCTAATTGTGCTGTGCCTTTTGAGCCTTTCATCATATTTCTGAAAGATGCTTTAGCTGATGGCGATGCAATATAAGCAATATCACCAAGTACATTCTTTTCCTCTACCAATGCTTCAAGTGATACCAAGCCTTCAAAATCTGTTACCTTAGTCGGTGTCTTACCATTGAACATACCTGCTGGACTACCTGCTGTCTTAGCTCCACTGCCAAGTATTGTAGCTTCTATTTTTGAATTAATAGCATTGATTAAGTCTACTCTGATAGCATTCTCAACACCGATACTATCCTGTGCTAACAACATTTTAGAAATATCAACGAAAGCTGTTAATCTCTTTGGTGTCAATTGTACATTATCAAAAGCTGTATTACCTGCTACTTCTCCTACTTCACCTGCCCAACCAACATTACCGCCTGTCATAACTGGCAACTGTACATTATTTGATAAGCCAGTATAGAACTTAGCACCTGCATTAAGTAATACGTTCTTTGCTCGTAATGGCTCAATTATATCGTAAAGGTCTGTTGCAACTACATCTACACCTTCAGTAGCTACACTAACAGCACGTTTTTCAGTCGGTAGGTAAATTTGACCGATTGTGTTTAGCCCTGCCTTACGCATTTCCTTCATACCAGCGTTATTAACTGCTGCTGTAATATCATCAATACTTCTATTCTCTGCTACCGCCTTGATAGCCTTCAATAATGAAAATCTTTGCTTCATTTTGTTTCTCTGATTAATAAATTTGTGGTTACGTGTTTCCTCTTTTTCTTCTTCCTCTACTACTTCTTCTTTTGTAGTTTCGGTGTCATCTTCCTCTACCTTGTCTACTTCCTCTTCTTCTGTATCGGTTGTAGTCTCTTCATCTTCGGGCAATTCGTCAGCCTTTGTATCTACTTCTTTGGTGTCGGTTGTTTCTTCCTCTACCTGCTCTTCTGTTGGCTTAATGTCTTTTTCATTATCCAACTGTTCTAACTTTTCTTTTTCCATTGTGTTTAACATTTCTTTTGCTCTCGCACTTACGCTTGTCGCACTATAAGCTGGTTGCCATACTGGGCTGACATCTACAAGACATTCTATTTTATGGATAGTCCTGTGTGTAGTACCGTTAATATTTTCCCATACTTCGCTACCTTCATCTGCACTAACTATAAATGCAAAGCTACTTCCATCAATTTCGCCCCTTCGGACATGTTCTAAAAGTTCGTTGCCCAGTTCAGTGTTAGGTACTTCAAAGCTATATTTTAAGCCCCTGTCATCAATTACTAATGATAAACTACCTTTACCATACTTTGACCTCGCTAACACTTTTTCTGGGTTGTGGTTAAATAGACAAAAAACGTCCGATGTATTAATAGTATCTTCGGTTACTGCACTTGGTGATATTGTTTCATAAAAGCCTAAATCTTCTGACTGACTATTAAAGACAATAGCATACCCTTCAACTATGCGAGTATCAACGTTAATACTACTAATACTGGCTGAACGTCTCTCTAATTGTCGTTCTCTCATCTGTTATACTTTATATAGATTATTAACTTTCTTCTTCATTACCAGCTATATTACTTTTGCTGACATCATTATAAGCTAAGTTGTGTTTTTCTCCACCTTCCACAGCATTTAAACCAAGTTCTTTTCTTACTTCATTGATGGATAACACACCCATTGACAGTAAAGTGCTATAATAGCTTGCTTGTTGTGCTTTGTCAGTTCTTAGTATTGCTGTTTCGTCTAAATTAATCTCTAAGTTCTCACCACTAACTAATTTTCTGTTCAATTCCTCTTCTATCATAACTATATATGGGTTGAGTGTATAAGACAAAAACTGTAAGTTAGTTGCTTCGATAGTTGAGTAACCAGCATTTGATAAGTCGCCGAGAAGTACAGGTGATATATTAAAAAATCTCGCTATATCTGCTACGTTAAACTGTCGGCTTTCTAACATTTGAGCATCTTCACCGCTTACACTAATTGGCTGATAGTCCATGTTAGCAGGCACAACTACAACTCCACCACTTGTATTACCTTGACCAAATGTAGTTCTCCATGATGTTGCTATGTCCTGTTTCTGTTCATTGCTCAAATTACTATGAACTTTAATAACACCATTCAAGTTACAACCAGAACTAAAGAATGTTTCAGCGGTATTTTCTGTCTGGTTTGCAATGTTTAATGACCTTCTTGCATGGCTAAGTACTGAAATTCCTTGCACGCCATCTACTGTATATTTCAAGAAGTGTAACATATCAGAAGGCATTATCCGCTTTGTACCACCTAAGTAACCGCAAGTGTAATATAATTCTTTTGTCTCCTTCCTGTAATACGTCTGCACATCTTCTGGCTGTAGGTATCTTAAGCCAATTATTTTTCCACCTTTTCTTTCAATATAACAGTAAGCATTTCCTTTAAGTAATACACTTTGTAATATCGTCTTGAAAAGCGTATATTTTGTGGTTAGATTGTTACTGAAAATATCTTTTAGTGGGTGTTGGTCTAGTTCTGTAATACCTTCTTTATTGTGTGCTTTGATAGTAATAGGCAAACAAGCAATGGCATCACTTATTAAGTTCACGGCACTATACACTGTTGATAATGATAATGCTGTATTTTTGCTACTGTTTAAGCCATATTGTAAGCTATTTGATAAGTTGGGGTTGAAAGTGTCTAATTCCCTTTTTTCGGGTAGTTGTTTTGTAATATTATATCCTAAAAATTTCATTGTATTAGTTAGTATGTAAAGCCTGTTATTGTGTTATCGTATTGTGGTTGTTCTAAGTATTTACCAAGTGCATTAAGCATAGCATGTACACCGTCTATTTTCTTTTGTGAGTCTTTGTTTATCTTCACGGGCTTAATATTTTCGTTGCTGTCCTCTATAATCTCACAATTAGCAAAGTTCCACCTAATTATTGGGTTATCATCAAATACTGCTGCACCATTTCTTGCAATAATCTCCATATATCTGGTGGGCTTGTTTAATGCTCCTGTTGTTTGGCTGTATGGCTGGCAATTAAAGCCTTTTTCGGTTAGTTGAGTGATAGCCATAGTTGATTGCCACTGGTCATAACTGATACATTCGATTGGTATTACCTTATTTATTTCCTCTATATCGCTAATTACTCTATTGTAGTCTACGACATTTCCAGACGTTATATTTAGGTAGCCTTGTCTTTTCCACTGTGCATATTTCTCCCTGTTTGCGCCTTCTTTCAGTGTAACTTCTGGCAGGTAATACCAATTTTTGAAATAATACCTATCACTAAGTGGTATCATAAGCGATATTGCCGTAAGGTCAGATGTACTGGATAAGTCAATACCAAGATAACCGCTGCAACCACGAAACATACTATCGCTAAGGTCAAATTTTGCTGTACACTCATTTATATAATTACTACCTATCCACTCTCCATTTGCATTACTACACCAGATATTCATTAGCTTTGTCTTGAAATTAGTTAGTAGTAGTGGTGAGTTCTTTGCTTTGTTTAATTGGCTGTGTATATATTCTTTCGTTACCGTCAAGTCTAAATTTGGTTGGCATTTTATCCAATTGCTTTCGTCCTCTATGTCGTCTCCATCGTCCAAAGTATAGATAGCAGAAAAAATACTATCATCTTGTAATTTCCCATCAAGAATATCAATGTAAGTACTTCTAAGCTGATAGCAGGGGTTAGTCATGTCAAAGCCTGCTGTTGTAATATATAACATAAGTGGCTGTTCACGCATACCAACGCTACTTGTTAATACATTTGCTACATTATTTGATTTTGCTGCATGGTATTCATCAAGAACAAAAGCACTACTATTTAAGCCATCTAATTTATCAGCATCTGCACTAACTACTTTCATAACTGACTTTGTAGCAGGAAATTTAATTTGGTCTCTGAAGGTCTTAAATAGCTTACCTTTTTTGTCTAAGTGGCTAATAAAATTTTTAGACATCGTGAAGGCTAATTGTGCCTGTGAATATGAATTAGCTGCAAAGATAATCTGGGCTTCGTTTTCTCCATCAGCAGTAAGCATATATAGCATAATACCAGCAGCTAATGTACTTTTACCGCATTTTCTGGCAACCTCTATGTAAACTTCTCTTACTACTCGCTTACCGTCCTTCTTGTGTTTAAAGCCAAAAATAGAATAAATTACCCACTTTTGCCAGCTTTGTAATTGTAGTGGTTTACCTGCGAATTTACCTGTAGACTGTGGTAATAATTGCAAGAACTTAACTACTCTATCTGCTGCTTTCTCATCAAAATATCTGTCCTCCTTGTTGAACCAGCTTAGGTAACGTTGGCATGCTAAGCGTATATACTGACAGACTACTACTTTACCATCTATCACATCACGAGCATAAGAGGTATATTTTTCGTCTATCATATCGTATTAGTTATTTATTATGTTGCGTTATAAATTCTTCCTTTATATTGAGACAAAGGCTTTATCATTTCAGAAGGTATATTGTAATTGTGAGCTGTTATATATAAATCAATGGAATTATCTGGTACATACACCTCAGTAAAAGATGTACCTACATGTGGGTCTTGAAAATAAATACTATGCTTAGCTATCGGAGGTAGTGGGTTTAGAAAAACAACAGTTTTTAGTTTATCTGCACAGGCAAAAGGACTATAATCAGCGTCATCAAAAATAACATTCTTAGGAATTACTATTGTTTCTATAGCAGTGTTTCCAAAAATTAGACCCTTTAGAGTTAGTAAATTTTCTGTATCTGGCAACACAAGCTCTTTTAATTTAGAACAATTTCTAAAACTGTTATTGCTATACGGTGAGATTTCTCGGATATTTTTAAAGTTAAAAAACTCATTAAAACTCTTTATGTTATTGCCTATAAATTCTCCATTTCTGTACGTACTAAAATATGAAATGTTTCTTGCTTGTCTATAAGTTATTTCACCTGCAATACCTGACACATTCTTAGTACTATTACTAAACCCTTGAACTCCGCCATAGTTCTCTACACATAATTTTTTAGCCTCTTTATCACTAAATCTAATCGGTAGATTTAAGATTGTTAAGTCTTTTTGATATAAATTAAAATCACCAAAATTAAAGTCTTGCTTATCAAGGCTAACCATTAATACTAGATTAGTTTTCCTGTTATACAAGCCACTTCGAGTTTTTGAAAAAAATGCTGGTAAAAAATCAAATTCCTCTGTATCACCTCTTCTTATTATTAGCCTTTTTATCTTACAAGTTGTGGTAATGTTATTAGGCTCACTACCTAAATAACCTAATACTATTAAAGCTCGTGAGTTAGGGTACTGTGTACATGGGATAGGCTCATTGTCATCTAATATAAAAAAATTTTTATTTAACTTTATTCGTCTGACCTTTCCTTTTTGATGCTTTATTGGAATGATTTGATTTTGTCCAATAACAATAGTATCTTCAGAGTGCTCATTTTTCTCAAATCTAATTAAAGGTGTACCATCAAATAATGAAATTAAGTGCTCAATATTACTTGTAACATCATCTACGATAAACTCAATATCAATTTCTATATCGGGGGTTAAATATATATTATCAAATTCAAAAGCTGTTCTGTTGTCGATAAAACTCA